GTTGAAGCAGGAAAAGATCCTCCACCAGAAACAAAATTCATCCAAAATTCAAAAAACTTTAAAACCTGATAATCGTGGTCAATATAAAAAGTAAAATCAATATCAGTATAAATTCTGGTATGGGCAAATTCTTGAGTCACTCCCATAAAATTATCTTTGACTTCTGCTGTCGCATATGTAGATGCTGGAAGAGAAGCATCACTACACATTAATCCTAAAGTAGTTCCAAAAGAACCAAAATCAATTTGTTCCGCATCTGAAAGTTTTGTTGTAAAATCTCCTTGCCAACCATCGCCAATAAAAACTTGATATAAGTTTGTTGTTGCCATATTGCCAAAATATGCTTTGGCATTACGCATCGTAATATTAGTAACTGCTGGAGCTGGCATCTAAATACCTTGTGCGAACCTTACATTATAAAGTATTTAGATGTCGTATAAGGGAAAATACCAACCATCATTCCCCAAAAAATATAAGGGAGATCCGACAAATATCATATACAGATCCTTGTGGGAAAGGAAGTTTATGGTTTATTGTGATCTCAATGAAAAAGTATTAGAATGGGGATCGGAAGAAATGTTTGTGTGGTATAGGTCTCCAATAGATAGTAAACCTCATAGATACTTCCCCGATTTTTATATCAAAGTTCAAGAATCTACTGGTCAAATTAAAAAGTATTTGATTGAGATTAAACAAAAAACACACACGACTCCTCCTCCCAAACAACAGAGACAGACTAAAGAATATCTCTATGAAGCATACGAATATGCCAAGAATCAGGCAAAATGGAAAGCAGCAGAAGAATGGTGTGCTGATCGGGGATATGAGTTCAAAGTTCTCACAGAAAACGAATTAGGTATTTAAAATGCCTAGAAAGACACTCAAGCAAAGACGAGAAGGAAATCCAACTGATGATAATGAGAATCGGGTGCGTTCCGTTATTGACAATGTAATTGGAACTGAAGATCCTGATGATTTGATGCTTGAAATTATGAGTGTGCTACAAGAAAGTGGGCGAGTTCCACAAGCAGGAAAGTTTTATACGTTCGTTTATTCTCCAAAAACACCAAATATATCTTACGATCAAAATCCTCTAGTCGCAGTGACTGAAGTTTATAAGTGGGGATTTAAAGCCATCAACTTTCACTGGGGTGAATTAAGACAATATACCTGGAGTGAAGTTGCTGGGCAGTTATATGAAGTTTATCCAGATGAATTGGCAGATTTAAGAGAGGTGCCTTTTGCCAATATCCGTCTAAATAGTTAAAAAATAGCCAAGATGGCAAATTACAGATATCCAAGAGAAAATATAAAAGCAGGTATTGACTATCTTGAAATTCAGGTAGTTCAAAGAGATAAAAAAACTGTAAGTTCTACACCACTAAACAGCAGACAACAAGTACAAATACCATCTGCCAACTCTAATGGGGGATTAGTAAATGCCAACTTAACACTCAATACAAGTGTTTATGATCTTCTACAAACTCAAGGATTTGCCAGAAATTCTAACGTAAAACCAGAGTTCATTACTGACACAATTATTCTTCCAATGCCATCCAACATAACTGACTCAAATCAAGTTAGTTATTCTGATGATAGTTTAGATGCTGTGACTGCTCAAGTTGCGGGGTTTGCTAGAGGTTTAATGGATACTAATTTTGGTCCAAAATTTGCTGAAGAGGCTGGGCAAAAAACATTAGCATTTATGAATACAATAGGACAAAGTACTACACCATTAAAAGATATCTATCTTGGAAATCTAGCAGCACAAGCAGCTCAAATTGCTGGAGTTGGAAATATAACACTTAATCAAATCTTGGCAAGAGGGCAGAATCAAATTCTAAACCCAAATATGGAGTTACTTTTTAATGGTCCAACAATTCGTAACTTCAAATTTTCATTTAAGATGACTCCCAGAGATGAATCAGAAAGAGATCACGTAGTAGGAATCATCAGAACATTTAAAAAAAATATGGTATCAAAAAATACTGACAAATTTTTTCTAACAACACCAAATATTTTTGTGTTGAAATACTTGAAAACCAATGAAAAAAATAGTCCTTCACCACATCAATTTTTACACAAGTTCAAACAATGTGCTCTTACTGACATAACTGTAAATTATACGGGAGAAAATATTTACGCAACATATTCAGATGGAACACCCATTTCTATCATTATGGATCTTACATTTAAAGAACTTGAACCAATTTATGCTTCAGATTACGAAACACCTGAAGGAAAAACAGGAGTAGGATACTAAAATGGGATACTTTAGAGAACTACCAGACCTCGCATATCAGTCTTTCTTACCTGATAAAAACTCCTCGCAAGATTATGTAATCGTAAAAAACCTTTTTAGAAGAGTCAAACTTCGTGATGACTTATATAATGTCTTTACGATCTTCAACAAATATGAAATCAAAGACGGTGCTCGTCCTGATACAGTTGCCGACGAGATTTATGGAAGTCCAGAATTAGATTGGGTTGTTCTAGTTACTGCCAATATCACAAACGTCAGAGATCAGTGGCCCTTATCAGATTATCAACTTTATAATTATGCGGAGAACAAATATGGAAATGATCTGACTAAAATTAGATTTTATGAGACCACAGAAGTCAAAGATTCTTCAAATCGTCTGATTCTTCCAGCAGGTAAAGTTGTCACTCAAAACTTTACGATTCCAAATCCAGCAGATCCTACAGCAACTTTAAATCCTGTAACTGGAATCACTAATTATGAGTATGAGACCAGAAAGAACGACGAGAAAAGATCAATCTATCTTCTGAAACCAGCATATTTACAACAGTTCTTAAATGATATGAGAGTTGAAATGTTGTATTCGGAATCTTCAGAATACGTAACAGACACTCTCATCAGAACTGAAAATACGAATATAACTTTACCACAATAACTTTAATTTCTTATCAAAAATCATCACATATCGGTGTTTGCGGGAGCGGTCTTTCCATTCTCCTGCAGCACCTTTAATTTTGCCCCTAGAGTGTTTAGTTCCGTCTGCATAGTAGAAATCTTTCTTTGGGTCTGTGAGTCCGCAATATTTAAAATTACAAGCGCGATAGATTGTACCATTATGGAAATCACTATCAGCGTAAGAGATGATTGCTTTAACTTCAGTATCCTTTCGTAACTGTTTAATCGCTCTTGAAACGAACCAAGAAGTGATATTATGCTCGCCAGATTGTGTGTCTGGGTGGATGCAGAGACGCGAAAGTTCAAAAAGTCCTTCTTGTTCATTTCTTAATAATCCAAATGCTCCTTGTGCGACTTCGGGAACAGGGAGTCCAGTGAACACACAGACTCCCTGAATACCACCAATATTCAATGGGCAAAAGTCATTATTCTTATAAAGACCATAGTTATACCCAGATTTAAAACTTTTTGAAAAGTCCTTAAGATAATGAAACCGCAGAAGTAACTCTGCGGCTTCGGACTTGCTTACACGATCAATGGTGTAATCAGACTTCACTCTTCAGCAAGACGGGCAAAGTAGGACAGAGCATCATCGTCCTCATCTTCTTCAACCGCAGCAGCACGGCGGGTGGGTTGAAGATTGTTGAGTTCAGTACGAAGATCTTCATCAAGATCCTTCACAGGACCACGAGAATAGGTCTCCTCTTCAGCAACTTCTTCATCCACACGGCGGGAACCTTTGGAACCCAGCACATACTCAAGACGCTTCTTCAGTTCATCATAAGTCTTGAACTGGTCAGCAGCAACGAGTTCTGCCAAAGAATACTGCTTCTTCCAGATTGCTTCCATTGCATCATCATCGTCCAGCAGAGGGGCAGCAGCGGCAAACTCACTGGAATCATAGTTACGATAACCAGCAACATTCTTTGCCTTCAGTTTGAAGTTGGCACCTTGCCAGAAGTCAAACGGATCGATTGCTTCCTCATCCTCAAACTCAGGTTGCATTGCAGCAGTCAGTTTATCAAAGATCTTCTTACCATACTTGAACAGGAAGACTTTACCTTCGTTAGCAGGATTGGCAGGATCCTTCACCACATAGATGTTAGAAATATAAGTCAGTTTACGCTTCTGCTTACGTGCCAGTTCTTTACCAGCATCAGTACCATTGTTCCACAGTTCGGAGTTAAGTTCAGACACAGGATCCTTCTGACCCAGAGTAGTCAGACTGTTCTCGATGAACCAACCACCAGGACCTTGGAATGCGTGACTATAGAGTTTCACGAACGGAAGGTCCTCACCGTTCGGAGCAGGAAGGAAACGGATTACGGCATAACCATTGCCGCTCTTATCTACATCCAGTTTCCATACGCGGTCATCACTAGAACCGCTACTAGTATTCATTTTTTCCACTTCTTTAACCAGTTTAGCGGTCAAAGAACCAAGTTTAGACTGCTTTTTAAGGTCAGCAAAAGACATTTGGATTACCTCGGATAGTTTGGATTCGGGGGATTACTCGGATAGTATAACAGAAATTGCCTCAATGGTCAATGAATTGCTTGAGGGACTCAATGGTTTTGTTCATACTACTGAATAATATATTCATATCAGTCTCTGGTGGGAAACCCATCAGTGCCACTGATTTGCGAAGGTTCTCTTTCATTTCAACCGCTTCGGGGTCGTCTGAAAGGGACAACCTAGTATACATCACTCTCTGCTTTTCTAGCAAGAGTTCAAGTTTTTCAATGTGTTCCAGTTTGGTCTCACGGGACATTCCACCAAAAGTTAGAATACTTCCGTAAATCTCCTCTTGCAACTTATTAATTTCTTTCAGTTCTTCTTGAATAATATCAGAGTCAAAAAAATTACTCATCTATGATTTCCCGTAAAATACGCTTAAACTGGAATACGTCAATATTTAGAAATGGAGAATACTTTGAAATTTTTAGACTGACGGTTTCCCACACCGGATCTAAAAGTTTCTTATCAAACTTTTTCCCGAACAGGAATATTTTATCATAGATGACTAGGGTTTCAATAGAAATTTTCCCGCTCAGGAACTTTTTTAGAACGGGTGGATGACCTTTGGAACAGTTCAAAGCATCCTCTAATTTTGTTTCCAAGAACAATTCGTTGCTTTGCTCTTTGAACAAGTAAGTCAAACTCTGCTGTCGTCTCATCCATTCTGCGTATGTTCTTTCGCCAGAATTGATAATTTCGCCAATCCATAAGTTTTGTGGGTTGTCTGCTTCTACAAAGTTTGATACAAAAAAGTCTACTATTTCCTTGTCAGAATACTTCCTAGAAGATTTCTCAAAGAAATATTTGTC